CAGTTAACATTGATAAGTACCTTAGTTGGAAGAAGCATGATGTGGTCGGGAGTACCACAACGGTCGCGCTCGGCATCTGGAAGGATCGCCTTGAACACCGAGTTGGGTATTTCCCGTCCACCCTAGCCGGATAGGTGGCCAGAGGTGGTACCTTGGAGGGTACAGGTATGGGGAGGTTAAGCAAGATCCACTTAAGGAGATTAAGGAGGATGCCTACATATCTGAGTCCAAGCCGGTCGCGCTCAATTGTCGACCGACTGTCGGAGTGAGTTTGGGATGCCACGTAGCAGGGAATGCCTGCCCGAAGGCTGACCCCCTCGATCCAAGGACCACTAAAGCTGGGGTGAGGAAGAGGTTTGCAATAAAACCGCCGAAGGCCTGCGACAGGACGCTGAAGAAGTTCAGCGGTTTTGTCAGGACTTGGGTCCGGCGCAAGTTGACACCACTTGCCGCTGATGCAGATGTGTCTGTTGAGCATTGGCTCGCACACACTGATTACCCTGACTGGCGCCGAAAAGAGCTACGCGTACAGTGGGATGGCGTTGGAAGTATCTGGGACCCCGATAAGGCCTGGCGCTACTTCCGATGCAGTTCTTTCATGAAAGATGAGTCTTATCCGACTTACAAGCACCCCCGGGCAATCAATTCCCGGTCTGACGAGTTCAAGTGTGCTGTAGGTCCCATCTTTAAGCTAATAGAGGCGGAGGTTTACAAGTTACCAGCCTTTATAAAGCACGTCCCTGTAGCCGAGCGCCCTGATTATATAATGGGTCGCCTACATCGTGAAGGAGCTATATATCTCGCAACTGATTACACGGCTTTTGAGTCGCTATTTGTCGAGAAGTTGATGGCCGCCTGCGAGTTTGAGTTGTACTCGTACATGACTAAGTTCCTGCCAGATGGAGCCAATTTCATGCGCCTTGTTCGAGAGGTGTTGGGCGGAGAAAATTTGTGTGTCTTTAAACGCTTCCGTGTTCGGCTGAACGCCACACGGATGTCAGGGGAGATGTGCACCTCATTGGGCAACGGGTTTTCAAACCTGATGTTCATGTTGTTCACCTGCCAAGAGGCTGGGTGTACTGAGGTAGACGGCGTGGTTGAAGGAGACGATGGTCTCTTTACCATGATTGGGAACCCCCCCAAAGAAGAGGACTTCGCCAAACTCGGCTTAGTTATAAAAGCAGTGGAACATGACACAATTGCCACTGCTTCCTTTTGTGGTATAGTATTCGATCCGATAGACAGGATTAATATCACAGATCCCGCTAAGGTTCTTGTGAACTTTGGCTGGACCCAACGAATCCATAACAGGGCCCGTCCGTCCAAATTGACGGGCTTGTTACGTTGTAAGGCACTTTCGTACGCAT